TGCCCCCTTTTGCACAACTCCCATACAAACCACCGAGCGTCGGAGCCGCGAAAAACAACGTTCGATATATGGTCTACCCGGGGCTCCGGGAACGGATTAGTTAAAACCCCGCCGTCGTCTATTTCTTTTTTGAAAAAGGAGGGGCGCCCAAACTTATTCCACTCGCTTCGGTCTAGCGGTTCAATGATAACGCCGTAAGCAGACCCCTTCGCGTGAACAACGATGTCAGGCATGACTACATACCCAATATGCTTAATTTCTCCGGCTAAATTGGCGCGGAAAACCCAATCGCCAACCAAAATATCTGACCGTTCAATCTTATCGCAAAGAGAATACAGCCCTGCCGCCGTCGTGTCATACGAAAGAAGGTTTAATTTCTGAAGCGCCCATACCCCAAGCCCGGAGCAATCCCACTCCGGAACGCCGTCATGGTCTTCGTCGCCGCCCTGTGCGCCAAAAACATATTCACCTCCTATTGCGGAACAAACAAGCCTAATAAAATCATTTAACATAATTTTCTCCCCTACTTATTTGAATTCATTTTTTCCAGTCTTTGGAACGTTACTTCGTATCCGCCCATTGCAGATGTTGCAACTAACACCGAGTTGAGAACCGCGATCCCATAGGCAGAAAGGTTGTTTCTGTCTGTAAAAGCAACAACGCACAATAAAATAATAAGCGCCACAATCCACGCAAATAGACGCGTGTCAATCGCCTTGGGAATTACACCCTTAAAGTATTGAACGATAAGAAGCGTTGCGGCAGATGCTCCGGCAAATGTTCCAAGTCCGATCCAAGTAAAAAATTCCATGTGTGTGTACCTCCGTTTACAATATATTTTTTTCTTTATTTAGCATTTTCGTCGGCAAATGCTAAGCCGATAGTTGCCATGTCGTTATAGTATTCGATTGCATTATACATTATTTCTATTTCGTCGTCAGCAAGCCATTCTTTCAAAGCGGCTTTTTCTTCGGCATCTAGTCCATATAGCGGATTCATAGACGAAAAACTTGTTTTCATCCCTGATTTAGTGCCGCCCAAAACAATATATCTTGCCAAGTATTCTTTGGCGGAGTCCATGTCTCCATAGCGAATCGCCATTTTATAATAATATAGCGCCGTAGACCTTTTGTTGCCGCTCGAAGTTCCGGAATTACTGATTCCGGCGGCGTCCTTAAAGTCGGACACAAGGTCTTTTGCCGTCCAATATTCCTGTTCCCGCGCGTCGGCATATTTAATTCCAAGCCGGTTGAGCAGGTATTTTTGCGCTTTATCTGTTCCCGGCTTTGTCAGCGCGTCATACTCGCCACCCAATCCTGCCATGTCAAAGACATGCTCCGGAAGGCTTGACACCGGCGCGCCGGGAGGAAACATTTTAACCCCGGTTATCATTGACTGGAATCCGGAAACAAGCGGATTCATAGACGATAGCGTTTCTATCGCGGGCGAAAGAAGGACATCCTTGAGTTTGTCTTGCCACGACGCGCGAAGATTGATAACGTCCTTAATATCCTCTCCAATATTCCACAAGCCATACGTATTGAGCGCGTCTGTTAGCGCGCCGAAGCCTTGCCAATAAACAATCTTGCCGTTGATTCGACCGAACGTAATGTGTGGAGACTCTTTCACGTAATCAGGAAGAAGTTTGTCGTCTTCTTCGCGAAACACGCCATTCCAAAGTGCAAGCGCGGCGAAAAACACGAGATACCCGCCAAACGTTCTGCCAAGCATATATGCGCGAAACTTCGACGGGGTTTTTAATCCTAGACGCTCTGCCAGTTTATAGCCCATCGCCTCGGAAACCGCAGGATTTTTATATAAACAGTTTCTGGTAAGGCGAACCATATGTTTAGTTTTAATTTCGAGCCATGACACGAACCAAAGATACGGACGCATCTTGTTTGAGAAGACAGAAGTGTCCCGATAATTTCCGATCGCGTCCTCCGTAAGTTGACCCGCCTTATCCGCACGAGATTTAAGACCTTGAATATGTGCGGGAATAGATTTCCCATAAAAGGCAGGGAGTTCGGACTTGTTGTTAAGTTCTTCCTTGTAGCAATATGAAAACACCATGTACCGCAAAAACAGTTCTCTTGCAGACAGGATATCAGAATATCTATGCCCGGCTTTTTTCAAAAACATTTCCATTGACTTGAACATATCTTTTGCTTTCTGTTTTTGTGTTTTGTCGGAAGTGGTGCCGTTTTCCTTTTCATAGTTTTTGAACGCAGTCGATTCCTTATATTCCCATTGCCCTAGCGAATTAAAAACAGAAAGCGTCGTTTCGGTAAGCGTTCCCTGTAACGCGCCCGTCTTAATCCATTCCTTCATCAGGTTTACCCCGGTATCTGCATCAATCGCCGTTCTTCCCGTCGCAAAAAACATGACGATCGCGTTCTTTGCTTCTGACCAATATTTTTTGCGCAATGCGCCGGGGAAGGTGCTTAATGCAAACTCAAGGTCACCCGTTGCGTTTCGGATTGTAAACGGAACAACGCGATGCGGAGCAACCGTATACATCCATTTCATCGAATGTACAACCTGACGCGCAACCTTATCCACCGCATGGATATTATGAGCGGTGGCAAAGGGCATGACCGCCTTGACAACCGCAGAGGGAATCACCATTCTCTTGTTTGCATAATTCTTTTTAATGGATTCTGTCAACTCCTCGGTCAATACACCTTCCGTAATGTCGGAGGAATTGATTGCTTCAATGGTTGCATCAACCATGTCATAAACATATTGTTGCGGCAACCCCAAGTTAAACTGACTTGCGTATACGGCCTCATACCCATCCGGGATTTGTCCATCCTTAATTGACTTAGATATATCTAAGTCCTGAATCGATCCAAGCAAGTTCATCTTTACAATATCGCGATTCATTTTTTGTAAAACAAGATAGTCGGCAATGGCCGGGTCGGTAACGTATTCGTTAATACTACCAGACCGTTTAAGATATTTTCCGAGAACAGACGAATGAAGTCGCGCCTTATCGTCGGCATTAAGGTTGTTGTACTCGATTACAATGTGCGCCATATAATCCTGCCGCGTGAAATACATCGTCGGATCAAACCCAACCTTTCGCCCGATAGCGGATAGTTCTGCGCGAACCTCATTCATGATATCGCGGCGTCGCGATAAGATCTGAAACAGTTGAGAGTTTTCAAACGCATTAACAGCGCGCCCCGGCGCGAACTTCTTCTTCCCCGTATTCGTTTCGGAAACAATTATTTTATTATATCTTGCCGACATCGCCGCGCGCTGTATGTTTTCCATTTCGAAATAAACCTGACCAATGCTTTGGAAAAGAGGAAGATTGATTTCTCCCGTATCAGGATCAACATCTCCCGTGTATGTCCCCATTTTATAGGACTCTACAAGGTCAGATAAAACAATAGCACGCGAAACAAGATCGTACATTTCGGGCGATAACGAATCGTATATGCCTGCTATTTCAGTTAGGGCAAGATCGCGCTGTATTCCATTTACGCTTAAAACGTTAAACAGATTCTTCCGAACCTCGGCATATTGTTGTGTGTATGGCAACGTTCCAAACCTGCCACGGAAGAACGTTTCGGCAACGCCTTCTTTTATCGCCGCCATCTTCGTTTTGCCGCTCGTGTCTTTAGGGGGAAGGACTTGATTCTTTCTGTATTGCGCTTCTGCTGTCGCATTTGAAAATCCTTGATACCTTTCGCCCTCGGACATCGCGTGAAGAGTCCTAGACGGCGTTGGAAAATAATAATTGACACCACGAATGCTGTCTACAACTTCTTTGCTTGCGGCTTGTCGATCGCGAACAAGATCATCCTTCCGGACAAGTCTTGCCGCTTGTAGCGCGTCTAAGTATGTATTTATTTCTCTACGACCTACAAACAACTTGTTGTACATCGTCCTGATCCAGTCGATCACCCGGCGCATGAACGTTTTATTTTTCCGCGCTGTGCGGCGATTTAGTTCGCGCCAGAACTCTGGGCTTGAAAAAAGATTTTGCGCGCGCGTAGCAATCAATTCTTCCTTGATTATCTTCTCGTATTCGCTTTGCGTTTTAGTCGAGGTCTTTATGTGTTGCAATTGTTTGTCGGACACGCCAGCCAATTCTTTATACTTTTTTTCTATTTCTACAAAGTCAACCGGTTGGACTCCGAACAACGCGCGCAATGCGGCTTTTTCGAAGTCTGCATTAACGTGATGGATAGAAACGATGTGATACAATTCGTGCAAAACGGTCTCGCCAAAATTGGAAACATTGTCTGCGTTAAGATATATGTTGTTAGCATTATCCGTTTGCACAAACCCCGACAATTTCATACCGGACAATGATGAAATGCGATAAAGAACCAACTGCCGTTCGCTGATTGCCGAAACAAACGCGGAAAGGTCTACCGTTTTCCCTTTTATTTCCCTGTAATATTCTGAATCCGAAACAAGTTTTACCGTCAAGCCAGCATCTCCCGTTAATTGCCGCAGTTCATTTTGATAATTTTGAATGTCTGCTTTTATATTATTGTCTGCTTGCACGTCTTTATGGGTCACCGCTGTGTCGCCTTCATACTTGTTAAGATACGACAAGAACGCATTATTCTGGATGTCCGACGCGGCATATGCCGCCAACGACATTTTCACCCTTCCCTTTGGCGTGTCTTTTCGGGACTCGCGAATTTCTTTTTTCGCCTTTACGGCAGGCGCTTCAACCGGCGTGCCTTTCTTTGCCCCCTGTTTGCGTGCTGTAGGCGTCTTTTTGGCGGAGGAATACTTTTCCTTGTTTTGGGCGTCCTTCGCCTTTACGGGCGCGCTAGGCGCCTTAGAAGCGATTCCGGGCAATACGTTTGCCGCCTGTTCGATTGAGTTATACGTGCCGGCAAGCAATGCGTTGCCTTTAATCGGAACGTATTGCGCATTTTTGTCCGAGTTAGACTTGCGCATAACGGAAAAAGTTCCGGGCGCGGTTTCAAAAACGCCGTATTGATATGCGCGCGTTTTCGTAATCATCTTAGGAAGCGCCGCACGTTCGCGTTTAACAGATTCTGCGACATTCGTCCCGTCGTAATCCTTCATTGCCTTAGCAAGCAACTTATAATCTTCAATTTGCGCCCGTATCTCCGCCAAGTCTTGCCGCATCAGTTGTGGCGCAGAATCGTTTGGAAACATTTTCAAGTCTTCGACGTATCTATTTTCGCTCTTGACCAGTTGAGAAATTCTGTTTGCAATTTGAAGTGCTGTGGTTTTTGTTCCGACATTCTCTGCGATTGTTTTTAATTCGCCTACAACTTCCTGCCCCGATTTAATGGCTTCCATCGCAGATTTATAGAGGGTTTCCGTAGATGCGTTATTAACATCTTTAACAGCATTGTTAAGATTCGTCTCTGCAGTACGCAAAGACGAGTCCACCTGATCGACGTCCTTGTTGCTTTGTTGTTTTCTCATTGTATCGATCATGATGTCTTTGAATAACCGCATGTTTGTTTCTTCTTGAAGGTCAGTTAAAAAGGCTTCCTGCCCTTTCATTCGAATTTCTTTGGTTACTTCCTCAACGGTTACGCCATCTAACGTTTTATAAAACTCTTTTGTTTTCTTAAACTGATCGACAGTTCCGGCAGTTCCTACAACAGAAAAAGCACCACCCATTACTGCGCCGCCAAGAAATGCGCGCAAGGCATCGGGAACATTGATCGCCGCAGGAGTGTCGGCATCAAGGCTAAACCAGTCGATATCGGGATCGGTGAGCGCCTTCGCAAGCAACCCCTGCCCGAACTCTGACAAGACTTCCTCCAAGCCTTCTTCTGCCGCCTGCTTTGCAAGTCGCTTGCCCCAATAAATAAACGCACTCTTAACCGGGGCAGACTTGAGCGTGGTTGCTAAAGCCTTCGCGCCAACCTTGCCTAGTGCCTTTCCCATTATTGGAAATATTTGTTCGGTTGCGGCTTCAACAGCGCCTACGCCGATAGAATATAATATGATTTTTTCTTTTGCATCAAGGTCTAGCGGGATTCCTTTCGCAATATACTCTTGCGTTTTTTGGTCGATAGCGGATTGTTCCATTGACCCGAAGTTAATAACGGCACCAATGCCATACGGGATCATAGAAGTAAGGGTATACGGCATCGAGGAACCGAGTTCGCCCAAAAACTGAACAGCGGCATTTTCTTGTTTCATGTCAACGAGTGTGTCCATGTCCTTCTCGAAGGACGATCTTTGTGTTTTGATTTCATTTTGAACGAGTTGAAGAGCAAAGTCCGACAACCGGGAAAGCCGGGAAACAACATCCTTTGATGGCTTAATTCCGCCGCCACCTGTTTTTATATCGTAATAATCTTCAACGCCACGATCCCATATTGCGCCAATGCTTTTATCGTCACTTTTTACGAACTCTTTCATGCGCTCGGGTGTTTGTGCAAGAAGTCTTGCTCCGCCCAACAAAAAATCTGCGCCATTACCAAGATGGTTCATTAGCCCTTTTGCGCCCTGTGCCGCTAATCCGAACGCCCAATTAAAACTAGGATTGTCTTCTACAATATCTTCTGCCGCAGAAAGTCCCCATCCCCACCATTGCTTGTGCGCATCATATATGTCGCCAAGTATTGGCACGTTTGAAAAAGCAGACTTTTTCTTTGTGGGCGATTCTGAAAAAGAATAGTCTTCTTCTTCCATGCTTGCTTCATCGGTCGCATATGAATATTTAGAAAAAACGGACTCTGGATTAAACGGGACATAATCATCTCGAACGACGCCCGCCCTTGTCGGCGAGATAAACGAAGGCGCGTTAAAGCCCGGCGTTTCTTGCGTATAATCCGGAATCGATGATAACGTCCCCAAGAAAGAGGTAAAATCATCGGGTTGGTTTTGTGAACTATTCACATAACTATTTGCCATAAATCAACCTACTTACCATGCGAGCGACGAGCCGGATTGCTTCATTTTGTACAAGTTACCAAGAAGTTCGGTGTAATAATATTCACCGCTTGCCGCGACAATTTTATTTCGCTCATTCCGTGCCGCCTTAATAGCGGCACTGACACCCTTATCATCTGCCATGTTTGTTAAGTAATCTAATGTGCTCAAATAATTTGCTTTCATTTCTAGCGAGGAGTTGAGTTCAGATGTGCCTTGTACGGTAGCATAACTTGGCTGTACATATGTATCAAGGTATGAAACGGCAATCTCGGCTTGTCCCAAATCTGATGCCATTGACGATATTTTATAGGCATCTGATTTTATTGCATTTTCTTTTTTAGTTAAAATCGCCTGACTGATCGAGTCATTATAACTTGCGCCTGCATATATCCCGTATGCAGAAAAATACGCGGCAACTTCCTTGGAGGCGCTTCCTGATTTCTGCCATTGAGAAGCATACTCGCTAAATTTGTTTTGTTCTATTTTGTTTGTATACAATGCATTGGCAATTGCCGCCTGTTGCTGTTGTTGCTGTGCCTTAAGCGCCGCCTGTTGCTTTTGTAGAGCAAGGCTTGCCGCCGCGCGATTCGCCGCCGCAATTTGCATCTTGCGATTAAACTCTTCCTTCTCGATTTGAAATTGAAATTGTGCAGTCGCCATCTCGTTTTCAAATCGATTCTGTTCTAGTTGTGCGTTAAACTGCGCGGTTTGAAAGTTTTGCGTCCATGCAGTATTAAGCCTGTCCTGTTCAAACTGCGCCATATTCATTAGCCAGTTTCGATTATCAACATATTTATCATAGGCTATTTTTTCATACTCAACCGATAAGTCCATCATCTTAGCAGAAACAGCGCTTTGCGCAACCGAGGAATACATTCCTCCGCGCCCGATCATGGACTGGATGATCGCGTTTTCCACGTTAGCCATCTGCATCGCAAGGTCTTTGTCGGTGCTTGGGTCATACTCAAACGTAAGCGCATTTAATTGCGCAAGCGATTGATTCTGGTCTGTCATGCTAGGAACAGTAACATCGCCCGCAGGAGTTCCAGAAGCGCCTTCTGTCGCTGTCGTTGTTGTGGTTGACGTTTCTCCCTGACCCGCACCGGGCACCGTTGGAACCTGTATTCCCACGGAGGCTGACCCGCCACCACCGCCGCCACCGCCGCTACCGAGAGACGGAATTTCTATCGGTTCTTGGTTTGCCAAATAATCCGCAAGCCATTCCGCGCCTGCATTGGCAGGCGGCTCAATCGCTCCGAGTTGGTCGTTGGTTAGCCCTTGAAGTTTATTCGGGTCAGTAACACCCGCGTTGATGGCGGCTAACTGTGCCGGGTTGGATGCTATAAATGACTGTGACGGCGCAAAAGGCGTAGTTTGCGGAAGTTCCGGAATAGACGGAACAGCCGGCGAAGGAACAGACATCGGAGACGGCGCAGGAACAGCCGGCGAAGGAACAGACATCGGAGAAGTCGCAGGAACAGCCGGCGCAGGAACAGCCGGTGCAGGAACAGCCGGTGCCGGTGCAGGCGTAGGCGCAGGCGTGGTGGGGGTAGCGAGCCTGTCAATGGTTTCCTGTGACGCTCCCGCGTTTGCCGCCGCTTGTTGTGCCGGATTATATTTTGCTGTTTTGCCCGTCATGTTATTCACTCCCATTCCTATATTATACGCTTAACGCAAGCCAATTAACAGATATGCCACTAAAGCCAGAGCCGCCAATCGTAACTTCAAACCCTGTTGTGCTTTCGTTTCGTATTTTTGCCGCGATAACGCCAGCCGTTTCGCTGGCGATTCCGGGAAATACTTTAACCGTTGTTCCCGTTGGAAACGCGGTTGGGAAAGTAACGCTTGACCATGCAGACGAAGAAACGCTTGCTTCTGTTCCAAATTGCATTTGTGGCAGTTCGGTTACTACCTCCGTGCTTCCCGTTGATTTTGTATGTTTGATTGCATCCGGATCAACAAGAAGTTTAGATGTATGGTCGTTCGTATTGTCGTATCCCTGTATGATTGCATAATCGTCTGCGGCGGCAATGTCTGAAAAACCAGCCGTTTTAGAAACGCCAATCCGCGATATGGAAGCCCCGCCATCGCTATCAATAAGTTCTGCCTTTGCGTTTTTATATTTAGAAAGCAATTCGCAATAATATTCATAATCGCCGCCCCCGTAATCAAGAATACGCGAGACCAATGAGAATACTGGCATTTCGGGTTCTTCTTCATCGCTTGTTAGATATCCGAGCATACCATGATATTCTATGCCGGAAACAGAAACGTCGCCAACAGTTGCATAAAAATCAGGACTATCACTATTGGTTAGCACTTTCGCAATCAATCCGACATCGCCACCCACATTAGTAAGCCCGCCGATAAAGTCATCCGAAGTCAGATCGTAAAACCCTATTTTTTCTGCGTTCATAACCGCCAATGCGTTAAGGGCATCACAGCGAACTTCAATACCGCCAATAAGTTCAAGCAATCCCGTGAGCGGATTAAGGCTAATCACTTGTTCTCCGTCTACAGTCATAGCCAATCCCTGTTGGCTATTAACATCAACGCGCACGCGATGTTCCCCAACTAAACCTTCGGCAACATACCCTGTTTCAATTAGTTCTATTAAATAATTAACGGCAGTTTGAAGCCGCTTGTCCGTTGCATCAAATGATTTTGCGGCGCTAAATTTCCCCATTTATCGCTACCTCGATTTTCCTGTAAGTCGGAACCTTCGTTCAATGTTATAAAGATAAACAAGATATGCATCGTTCGCGCTTTTAATTTCTATCTTAATGCGATAATGATGTGCGCGCGATATCGCAAATGTCGGAAGGTATACCGTAATGATTTCGCCGTCGCCATTAAAGACATATCCACCAGAGGGTTCAAGCGCAATAAAATCGTCTGCGTTTGCAGATAAACTATACGATATGTTTATTTCTGCCTGCGCATCTTTTGTTCCTTCGATATAAAGCAATACCTCGGTTACGGTTCCCGATTCAGAAGGATTAGTATTATATGCCTTGCTTACAATATACGGCAAAACGTTTGTATCTAGGCATCCCATGTCATAAGAAAAAACAAAGGCTCTTGGCGTAGACATGATTGACCCAAACAGGATCACTCTTTTGCGATCATACGAAGGAACATATTGAGCAAAAAAGTCATTCGTTCCCGCGCCGATATCGGCGGCAGAAAACCCTGAACGCTTCCACCATGTCCGCGTTTCATAATGATATTCATAGATAAATCGATTTTCCATTGTTCGGTCATAAAGATAAAGATGATCTGCGATCGCGACAAGCGACCATTCTTCGCCCGTAAAGGAAATTCCACCCAACACCCCATTGCTTGACTGATTGTTGATAATTATCGGTCGCGAAATAATGCGCGGGTGTGAATTCCCGTCAAAGGAATACACCTTATCGTCATAAAGAAAGAACGCCATATTGTGCGCCGTTGTAATTTTACTGAATCCATACGGATGCGTAAATGTATCGATCCCAACGTCTGCTATGACAAGCGTCAATTGAAATGAATCCGGACTATGCCCGCGAAACACATAAATATTATGGTGCGTAAAGATGAAAAGGTCGCCACCAATCTTAGAAATATCAAGCAATGCTACTTCATCTTCTATTGTCCAGAATCCCGCATCATCAACCACATACCCCATGCCCGTTGGTGCGGTTCCAATCGTGATTGTGTCCGGCGTTGCGCCGCCTTGTGTCCATCCGGATTGCGTGATAGAGTCAATCGACTGAAACGCCTTGGAGGACTGAACCATGCCTTCGGCAAGAGTTAGTATTTCTGTTTGCGCCGCCCCCAATCCGTTTTTTCCGACTACGGTTACAATGCCTAGCGTATCGAGCGTGTCCGTTTTTGTAACGGTAGCCGTTATCTGTCGTGTTGTATTCGGCTGTGCGGCAATCGTGAATGATTCGTTTCCGCAATTTCGCGTAGTAACAATGGCATCTGCATCATACTCCATTGAATACCACGAGAACAAATCTCCTCCCCGGCACCACCATATTTTATTGTTGGTGTCTATGTAAAAAATTCGGTTTGCGTATGGAACCATCTTGCGCGGACGCGCCGGAACATCAATATACCCATATGCATAGCCATCTTCCGACGCTTTAACATAGTGTATCCTCATGTCCCACGCAACGGAAAAAACATAAAACGTTTCCTGTTCCGTCTTAAAAACCGCGGAAGAATTTTCGTAAATGCGAATATCGCTTCTAGGCTCATAGGCAAACTGCATGGTATAGTCTGTAATCAAAACGGTTTCTGTCGCATATGTATACTGACAACGAAGGATGCTCCATGTTGTCGCCGTCGAACACATTAAATAAAAAACATCAATGCTTGCAGTAGATTCATCGGAATGAATACATTGCTCAATCTTACCAACCATATCTTCGACTTCCGACCCGATGGCATCCAACGCAGATTTTGTGTTAAAGGCAATACAATCATCTCGATACAATGACACGTCAAGCATGTCTGATTGCATGGAATCGTCAATCACCGAAGGTGGCATATAACTATTAAGCCCTGCTGTCGGGCGTGTCATAACTTTCCCTACCTGATTCGTTATTCCACGACGATATTTATACATCAACAAATCCCTTCTTTATTACCTAAGCCATTGCGGGTTTTCTTTCCGCTTGTTCGGCGCGATAATCTCTTGTCTCATTTTCTGCCTACGCAAATTGCGCAATATTTCTTCTGCTTCACCTGCAAATCGGTTGGATTGTCCAGCGTCCGGCGAAGATCCCCTTGCACACATTTCATAACATGCGTAATATGCAAGATACTCGTGATATTTCGCATCAAATTCCGGCTCAAAATCTAAGTCAGAGATGGACAAGTCTTGTAGCAATCTCCGATATCGAATAGAAATTGGAACGCCGGATGCAACCGGAGCAGGATTCATTATCAAAGACTTTGCGCCCGTAGACGAGTATCCCTGATAAATACAACATTCCGACATCGGACGATCATTCTTATATCCAATAGAATATGACGTGTATTCATATCGTCCAAGCCGAACACCTACGGAAATCAAGTCCGCTTCGCCCTCAACGGCATCAATAACCCATCCTGCACTCGTGACAGATGTAATCGTATCGTAATATCTATCACCATATATGGTGCTATCTGCTATTGGCGTTAATGTTTCGGTAACATTTTCGTCCGATATTGTTCCAACAATCGTTATTGTCCCGAGTGTATCCGTTGTCCCGGAAGATGTATGTGTTATAGACACACGACTCGGAGAAGCCGGGCTATCGGCAACCGTATACGCCCCGACTGCCATGTCTGTTTGAGCAACGATCCGCGTTGTCTCCGGCACGTTTGAGCCAACTTCAAACAATTCAATTTGAGATATATCAGTAATTCCATCCGGAAAACTATATTCATCAACATATGCAACAGTAGAAAGGCTTTCGTCTACGACAACAACGTCGAAGATTTCAGAAAGTGTTTTCTGTCCGACGTTCATAAATTTTATTTTTTCGGTGTCGCTTGTCGCATCGCGATATAAGTCTTGAATAAGCGAAAGCAATTCTCGCACGGTCATTTTTATTGTCCTCCCATTGCCTTGTTTTTATTGTGTATCGCTTTAATGCGTCTGTATAAACCACACAATAAATCCAACGCCAATCATCCCAACCGACCCTGCCGCACCCCACAAAGCCTTCGTTAAGGATGCCATCTGTTTTACGAGATATTGCATATCTGTAGACAGTTGCGTGATTGCCATTCCTTGATTCTCCATTTTGATGCTACCTTCCTTCAATCTAATCTCTATCTGATCTTGCCAATGTTGAAGCCGTTCAAAGCGCTCTTCGCATACTTTGTTAATTTCGTTTGCCATCGCCATAACTGACATTCTCCTTTGCGCATTATTTATTATGCCGTAAGCCCGACCATCGTAACATGAACTGTCGTTGAATTTGCAATCACCGTCGATGAATCATATTTCGTTACTACGACCGCATTACCCGACGAATACCCGCGAATCATTGACCCGCCGTTTTCATTATACCCGTCGCCCGATGTGCGAACCGGATATTGGATGGGAAGTCCCGTCAAGATTAAAAGCCCGTCGCCCGTGCCCTTCGTCGTGATGGTGCACGCGATTTGATAGACCAATATTTTTCCAATCCGATAATAACTATATGTCGCAGATGCTGTAGTGATCGTTCCGACTGACGCTGTGGGTGTCAGATTTCCTGATCCTGTCGTTATCGCAACGCCGTGAACGGTGCCCGTCAAAACCGATAAGTCCGAATGAGCCTTAAGCGCCACATCCAAATCATCAATAGACGTGGTGAGCGGGTCGCTGTCCGTGACATAATTATCTTCGGTATAGGTTTGACTGCCAATGGCATCATTGGTGTCCTTGAGGGCAACATCAAGATCGTCAACCGAACTCGTTAAATCATCGTCACTTGTTACATAATTTTCTTCGGTATACGTTAAATCGCCAACATTATCAGAGACATCCTTAAGCGCAACATCGAGCGCGTCAATGGACGCGGTAGCAGATTCTTCGCTTGTTACATAATTTTCTTCGGAATAAAGTTGCGTTCCAATCATCCCATAAAGAATGGTCGCGTCATGTTCGGGAATGGGCGTAGGATCAACAACGTCAACAGGAATGTAGTAGAGCGACTTTCCAACCGTCATTTCGTGCGCCTTAGATTTCCATACCTCGGTAGTGTGCGGTTCTTCTAAATCGCGAACAACAAGTTGAACATAAATCTTTCCGTCTGTAATCAGAATTCCATCTGTCAGTTCTATGTCGAAAGTAAACGATCCGCTACTTCCATTATAATATCCCTTTTCAATCACTTGACCATCTGCGGTTAAAAAAGAAACGTATGCAAGTTTACCATTAATATATGTTTTTAAGTCGTCGTCTAAATTTACTGTAACCGTTAGCCCTTCCTCTCCTTGCATACCAAGAAGATTAACGTCAGCGGAGATTGTTTTATCGTATTCGACCGTTAATGTTGCCATAATAAACTCCTTGTTAAACCGAGATAACAACCGAACCGTTAAACCAATTATTGTCAAACTGCGCCATATAGGAATTCATCTCCCCTACTGTCACCTCACGCCCCAGCGCGGCATTGAGGTCGGTGAGGTCGATCAATATAACATCATCCGCGTATGATGCGTCAACAGTATCAGCACTTGTTGACCCAAAATACAAATGCGTGCCGCCGCCAACGACCGTTCTGCGCACGTATCCGGTATGCCATTCCCCGTCAGTTTCGAGATTCTGCGCAAATACACGACCATCATACATACCCGTACCGTCAGACAACACAAGGGTTGACCGCCATGTCGACCGATTGTATTTACAAAACGCAATGACATCGTGCCCCGTTTCTATTGCAACAAATTGGCGGCAAAACCCCTCCCCGCCCGTAGTAACAAACTGTCCGTCTATCACCGCTGCGTTGCTGACAAAAACCCATCCAGTCTTCCCGTTCGAAAAATCGCCGTTGGTTATGAGGTTGGTCAGGGTTACGTTTGTCGTAGGCGATAAGCGACGAAGGCGTGAAGACTCATATCCATATTGGCGAAATCTGCTTTTGAACATGTGCTGTGCTCCTTACGAATCCCACAATAAGACCTGAATCGTTGCCGCATTGCCGTCCGAAATGTATGAAATTACGTCAACGGAAACAAGGTCTAGCGCTTGTCCTGCAACCAGTTTTATTCCGTTTGCCGTCGTCGCTGTGGCGTCAGGATTTATATAAACCGTACCAACTAAGACAGAAAAGGTACACGACTGACCCCTTGCTTCAATCCCACCGGTAGCGAGTATGCCGACCTTAATCTTGTCTGCGCCGCCTGCCGTTACCCATCCAGCGCCTGTGATCGAGGTTACGGTCTTGAAGTATTCTGTGGTATAGACAGTTGAGCCTGCTACAGGAACAACAACGTTCGTTATTGTTTTGTTGGCGATGTTTGTTCCAACAACAGTAATCGTTCCCATCGTATCCGCATCTCCGGTAGCGGCTACGTTAATCCCAATCCTGCTTGGCGATGTTGGTTGAGCGGCAACGGTATATGCGCCGACTTTCATGTCTGCTTCGGTGACGACCAAATCATCATCCGCACCCGTCTGAACAGAACAGTTGGGTAAAAAAGCAACAATCCGACCAAACCCTTCTTTAACGATATTCATATACATATGCTCCTTTGTTTTGTAATAACAAAAAGAGGGTGTAGAAATAAACTCTCTTTTCTATTCATCTCTACACCCTCTTTCCTGTTTGTTCGCTATCGCGGAATCATGCTCACATCTGGCTGTCCACTAAAGCAGGACCTCTCTATTGTTGTATTAGATTTCACCAAGCGCAGGATACTCAACGTTGTTTGCATTGCTCGTCGAGCATCGGTTGTCTTGTGCAAGAGCGTCGTTGCAAACAATACACCCTGCCATTGCAGACCCTTTTGCCGCCGCCGTAATCAAGCGATTGCCGATAACATACGACTTTTTTTCCGCATCGTTGATGCAAGCAAGACCCGTGCTCATAACGTTGTCCTTGATAAGCCCGTACTTGCCTGCCGCAAATGTAGCCGATCCGGAAATGTCAACGCCCATGTTTGCGCCCTGAATGAGGTTTCCAACGATAACGAGATCGTCTGCCTGTCCTTCGCCAATCTCAATGACCGCATCCGTATAACCGCCCTTAAATACGCAGTTGATGACCTGCAAGTTGACACCGCCCGTAGAAATGATTGCGCCTGTAGCCGCTGTCGTAGAGTCGCCCATGAACTCGCATCCGATGAACGCGATTCCGTGCTGTCCAGTAATGGTAAAAATGTCACCACCAGAAGCAGTCGGACCCTTGAACATCACGTTGATGAACCGGCATCCCATGTACGAAGTCGTAGCCGCAACCGTGTGGTTTCCAATCAACTGAGGCTTTGCCTTCCAGTCTGTAGAGCCTACGCCGATAATATCGGTCTTCTGCGCAAGCGCAGTTAGGTTTTCGCCTTCGGTCGTTTTGGTCTGGTCGCCCTTGAAGAAAATGCGGTTCCGTGCCGCCCACCCCGTAGACGCCGCCGCAATAGACGCGTGCGACGCGGCAAGAGCAACGGACAACTTCTTATAGGCAGTCGCCCAAGAAAGACCGTCGTTTGTGTCGGCTCCGCCGTTACTGTCTACATAGTACGTCTTGTAATAGGTCGAGCCTAAAGACGCACCCGCATTGTAAAGTGAACCGTTTTCGTCAAAAACCGGTACTACAGTTCCAGTCGCATTGTACACACCATATTGATGAAGCCCTGCGCTTGAATCATAGTACCATCCCTTTGTGATTGAATTACCCATAATCGTTACTTCCTTTCATTAATAGAAGGAGTCTGTAGCGGGGAACAAGGAGGATGTTCCCCGCGCTACATACTTCCTATCTGAACGAATTACGCGCCTGTGCTTGCTACGATGCCATAGCCGGGAGTTGTAATCCCAACGCCGTAACATTCTCTGGCAACGCCCTTATACGTAAAGTCCTCGTCTTCTTCCCACGCCTTGAGCCGCAATCCGCTATGCTTCTGCAAAACACAACCGGACTTCGGAAGTCCTTTGTCGAGCAAGAACCACGGCGAAACCGGCGTAGCGCCGCTGTCGTCATAATCGAAATATACGTTCGAGGTGATCGTTACGGGCGCAACCTTCGAAACAGAGTTCATCGTGTTGGACAACTCCATTGCCAAAAGACTTGACCCCAAAATCTCAACGGCTTCGAACATTTTGTTCGGGTGGATTGCTAAGTGCGTCGGACGCGTTTTGATCGGCTTTCCGCCCTGATCGTAAATGCTGTTAAACTTGTTTGCCGCCGCCTTGAAGTTGTTAGTAGTTAGCGCGCCTGTCGCAAGGTTGTCGTTCAAAAGAGAAGAATTGCAAAGCGGGTGTGAAGCAGATGCAAGCGCTACGCCATCGGCTCCGGTGTCGGTAAACATGTCGTTATACGCGTCTGCAACCAATTCTTCTTTGTATTGAATCATTCTGGTAACGAGTTGTTCGCCAAAGGTGGCTTCAACAACGTTATACAAATCAAACTCAATGGACGGAATGGATGCGCTAACGCCCATCTCAATCCATTGAGACACGATTGTTGTCTGGTGGTCTTCACCAATCTTGTCATAAATGATTGCCGATCCCTCGCGGTGAACGCGCGGAGAACCAAGCGCACCGATGGTCTGATAAATGCCGGTTTGCTTTTCTTCCATAACTTCGCGACAAATCGCAGGATACATAAGTTCATATTGCTTCTGCAGGGCGGCGTTAAAGACCTCGCTTATACCCGCAAGAATTAGATTGGGAATATCGCTGATTCTTCCTGTAGCCATAGTAAAATACCTCTTTTCTTAAGATAATCATGTGTCGCGATTTATCCGGCGTACAAGTACAAAGGATTAACGCGAGCCATTGCCGTGTTTCTGGTGTTGTCATACGAAGACAAAATCAAGGGTCCGGTTGTGTCGTCCGGGTCGATGGAAAAGTCGTGAGAACTTACAGAAATATCAAAATCCTGTCCGACATCTGCCGCGGCAAAGGTTGTCTTTGTTCCGGTTGTGTCAACGTCGATTTCCATTTCGACTCCAGTAAGCGGATAGAAAATTCCGATATCGCCTTCGTCATAACCATCTGCCGCGACTCCAATAATGATTTGCGTAGCAATGTTAGCCGAGCCTTCGATTGCGGTGTTGGAATCAACGACGCAAAGCGCGCCCTGCGTTACTCCGCCAGACCCCACAACGAACTCAATGAGCCGAGTAGGATTAACAATATTAACCTTAATCATATCTTTTCTCCTTTACAGATTGTGTTGTTTTTTTAGTTCCAAGAACCGTTCGTTAGATATTGCACCAAACAATTCTTCAAACTCTTGTTTTTTCCTTCGATCTAGTGCACTCAAGGCAACAGGTTTTGTTGCCACATCGTCAGAATAAACGGACGTAATTGTCGTATTCGACTGTTCAGCAAGCGCTCCGACTGCGGCGGCTTGTGCTCTAGTCTTTTCTGGGTTCGCTTCCTGTGGCGCTCCGAACATTGCCAAGCAAATTCGATCTGCTGTCATGCCCGTGTTTTGCACGTTCCGCATGACCAAATCAAGATTCTGATTTAATTGCGGGTACTTTGCAAACAGGCTTGCATTGGCTGTTTGAAACTCAAATCGCGCAATACGTTTTTCGATAGCCGCCATCTTGAGTTCCTGTTCGGCGGTTGTTCGTGCAAAGTCCTCGTCATAGCCCTGCCCAATATATTTTTGAACCAACTTGTTTTTTTGTTCAGAGACAGACCTGTCATTTGCTCCCGCCATGAGCGCTTGCATTTGTTCCTTTGTTTCCTTGAGTTCTTTTTTCAGGGCAATAATTGCCCTCTGTTCTTTAGATGTGACGGTTGTGTGATGATTGACCGGATTGGAACTTTCAGCATCGTCAATCTCGGGGTCATCCTCCAAAACATCTACTTCGCCTGCAACGTTATAGTCTTCGGCGCTTTCGTCAACAACGTCTTCAACAAAATCCTCTGTTTCTTCCTGTTGACCGTTTTCGGATAATTCTTTTGCCTTTGCATTAAAAGAATCTTTGTCAAGGTTCGCCATATTATATTCTCCTTTCCCTATCGCGCGGGATACGCAAATACTGACATCAGAGCGTCAGCCTTCTCAATGAAATAGAATAATCCATTTCTACTTTAATTATATCATAGCCGCGCAACAACAAAATAATTCCACGCCCTTTATGGTTGACGTGGAATTGAATCCATTAAAGCCGAGAAATAGAGTTCCGTTATTTTGCGCCTTTCTTTTGTGCGACATGCGTTGTAACGACCGCCGGCTCTTCTTGATATTGGCGAGAATGTTTTTCTTCTCCGGCAAATAAACTTTGCTCTGCTTTACCTGCCTTCAAAACGTCGCACATATCTTTGAGTTCCTCTGCGGATGCGTGCTTAACGATTTCCGGCGCCATCCCATGCTCAAGATAATATTGCTTCATTTTTTGAGCATCAAGAATTTCTTGTTCAGTCGGGGCAGGCTTTTGATAAAAAGAAAACACAATCTCATGTTTCGGGAACGCCCCGATAATTGCCTTGCGTCCTTCTTTTGTCACCGAGGCCGGATCGTGGATATAAAACCCGATTAAGCGTTGGCGGCGTTCAGACAGGCATCCATAAAACCCGTACTTCTTAATAAACCCCAATATTTTAACGTTCCCCCCATAAAAAGAGTTTTGTCGCAAGTTTAAGTCTGCAATCTTTGTTGTTCCTCCGTCCACACAATTCCAATGGTGCTCCTCGCCGTTTAATATCGGCGTTGGGATTATGTGCGGAAAATAAATTTTGTTTGTTTTTGTGTCGTACATGTTTTTCCTCCTTAAATTTCTTCGAATTAATATTAATTAGGAGCGTATGGAATTGCCCGAAGAATTAACAATTCCCACTCCTTTTGCGCTTATAACCGTTGCCGCTTCTTCTAGCCGCTTCATTTCTAACGCGCTCTTGCGCATCATGGAAAGAGCAATCATATCCACCGAGTTCATTACCACAGAAATCGAATCTTTGGGTACTTTATTCTTTAACTCCATGACAAGCCATTCGCGAAACGTAATCGGGTTTTTCGTTATTGCTCCGCATTTATCTGAAACACATCCGCATCTCGGTATTGATTTTCCGTTTTGTTTAATCGGCGTGTGCGGAAGCGCAAGTGTTTCACATTTCCCGCATACAGGATAATTCAAAATAAGCATCGGGTTCCCGCCGCGCATTACCAAGATTTCCATGAGTTTGTTATCTTGAAATATTTTTTTAGCAAAAGCCGGGTATACCTCCATGAGCGCATTATATACTCCGCGCGATCGCGGATCGTCGTTGAGCAATGACCTATACATTGCGGCTCGATATTGGTCTGCACTATTCGTTACATCCATTATAGTTGTAGCCTCCTAGAGTCTTGCGCAAGCGGTACCGTTCCCATCAGGTTGGACGGTTGAGTTCGAACTCTTGATCCTTGCGGCTGAACGACTTCGCCGGAATTGCCGAGCGGATTGATTTGGTTTGCGTTGAGCAGTTGATCGGCTTCCGACATAATGCTTTCTGACTTCAACTTAAACCCGAGTATCTGTTCCATTTTTTCGCGAGCAACCGTTGCCTCCATAAACGGCTTAACCTGTCCGTCGCGATCCATTACGTTTAACTGCATCAAGGAAACAATCTGATTAAATTGGTCATTCTTCCCGCGCGGGAATCCTGCGGCAAGTTTAACGCGGACATCGAAGTCTAGGTCAATAAGGACGGCTTCGCCCGTGTTTTCGTCAACAACTGTTTCGTAATCGACGATATCCATTCCCGGCTCGGACTGCTTTGCCTTTCTCCGCTTTTCTGCTTCTTCCCCAAAGGCCGGAGTAACTGCGGGCATTTTTGCAAGAGAGGGCATATCAAGCCATATCGAAGATTCTTGTTCATCATCGGCAACATCCCTAAATTTAGTAATCCAAAACGGAATCTCCCACTTCTCTAAGCATAGTTGCAGGCAATACCGATCGCACCATGCCATCGCATCTTGAATGTCCGACGCTTTATCTTTTATGCCGACCGACCCCTGCGAGAGTTGTCCGCTTATTTGTGTGGCTGTTGCCGAAACTCCCTGCTGATACCCTGTCATAATATCGGAAAATCGGGACATTCTCTGCGCCTGTTGTATGTTAAATTGCATTGCTTCCATTATAACTGGATTGATTCCCTGCCCTTGTACGACAAGTATGTTGTTGCGCGGGTCTTTTACAAGGATCGGGTGGGAGGGATCAGAGTCAACATCCTCCACGTTAATCTCGGAGTCGGGATCAATATATGTTTTTGCTTGCGCGTTATGCCGCGCCGCGACTTCAATTTCATCGGCAAGTCGGTTCTGATATATCTGAATATACTTGAGCATTTGCCCGTCACCAAACCCATAGAATTCATTTTCGTGTGGCATCATCCGCGCCATGTAAAACGGATACTGATTGCCGACCATGTTATAAAACGGTTTTTGGGGATTTGATTCGCGAAGAATAAACCCGGAGGAGTCCATTTCAATAAGTTGCAAATTGCCATATTCATTTGTTCTCGTCCATACGTGAAGAAGAACAAACGTATCGGTATCGTCCCGTGTAATATTTTTATTGCTATTGATTGGATATTCAAGCGAAACGGCTTCGGCATATTCATCGCCGTATTCTTTTCGCGCCCACCCAATGCTTTTTTGACCAATCTCGTGAATGATATAATCCGCAAACTGTAAATCTTTTGGGTCTTTTATCTTGCCATCTACCAGAACCTCTCCGATTGAAGGCAATGTGATGCGCGGATAAACAGAAGGTCTGTTTTTGGCTGTTGAAAAACTCTTTTCAAGCATTATGGCAATCCAAGAGTTTCCTACGATTTCATATTTGCGTGTAAAGTCCTTATAGTGCCTCGGCGCATTATTCAATGAACGGCAATACGCGCCTGCGGCTTCAATCTTATCTAAATACCTGCGGTGAAGCGGATTGTTTGAATAATAGTTATAATCTATTTCCGACTCCATCATCATTGCCGTTTGCCCCTCGACAATCGGGGTTATCAACGGAATAACATTACACGGAAAAGACCTGTCATTAACAACGGGATCGCGTTTACAGGAATACAACTTCATGATCGAATCAAATTCTTCAATAAGGCTTGCCAACTCGCCCTTTCGAACGCGATACTTCTCGGCATAGTATTGTCCGCGCAGTCGTTGCTCGTCCGTCATTAGCGCTGTGGCGCTTGTTGTCATTTCCCTTTTGAAAACATCTTCGGGTATTTTTGTTTTTTGAACTACCATTTTTCATCTCCCACGCTTTCACCGTAAGGCACGTGTGCCTTAATGATTCTGTTCCCCTTGTTTTTGCGCCGCTGATATTCTCGATACTTCTCATAAGACAATTTGCCGTCGGCGGTCTTGAACTGCGCCTCTGCCTCTGTTTTTTCACGCGATGATAGATGTGTTTCCGTGTTCATATTAATTATTTGTTGGCAAAGGAGATTGATTTTGTCAATTTGCCGAATCATTTTTCGAACAAGATACAAGGAATATAAAAGACCAAGCATGAGTAACAATATGCTGAATAGAGTAACCGCAAAATAAATGCTAATATTCTCGATCATATTTTAACCCTCGCGCTTTAGATGGAAGTTTATATTTCTCGCCCATAAACCGTCTTCCTTTCATGTATGCCCGCGCTTCCTTGTAAGTGCAAACCTTATCGTTAATCATCTGTAAAAGCGTTTCCGGATAAATATCGCCTTCTAGTTTTTTCCTTTCAGCAACTTCATATGTTACCTGCTGTTCTCTGCCTTGAAGGGCGATTGCAAAAGCCATGACCAAATCATCATGTGCGCCTGCCTCTGCTCCCCACCATATTCCCTTTGTTCTTTTGACTTGCCGCGTAAACGTTAGCATTTCATTAAGCGTTGCTATGTCGTTTATACAATGCATGTGCGTCTCTGTCCAATCCTTAAAAACATAAAGGCTCAACATGCGGTTTCCTGCCGTAGTTCTATACCCATATTTTCTTTCAAGCGCTCCGTCTCGCATTTCATCCGGTGAAACAGATCGCCTATAAATATTATTATACCCTAGTTCGCGAACGCGATGCAATAGAAACGCGCCATCAAAGTTTATTTCTGGAACAAGCAATGCTTCATTATAGTACATTCCAAGCCCAAATATTTGTAGAACGCAAATATCCGGGGATTGAATCGAGTGAAAAACGGCGACTTGTTCGCCTGTAATATTATCAATAACATGAGCGGCAAAATAATCCACACCTTCGCCTGCGGTATCTACGGAAAGGACATATGGATGCTTGGGATGCGGCTTACGGTAAATAGAAACATCTCCGGAACCATCCGTGAAAAACTTAAATGATCCCGGAAGCACTCGATCGTTATCATCCATGTCATAGGCAAATTGTCCCTTAAGCGGCGGCGACTCTTTATGTAATACGTTCAACTCCTGCAATCGCGCGGCAATTTTATTCGAACTAAATACGGTTTGCCCCGTTACGCCCCATTCGCCCAAACAATAAACCTGATACCGATAAGGATCATCATATTTAAGGCTTTCTGTTTTTTGGCGATACGCATCATTTAAAAACGCGTTGTCTCTATGTGTACTGTGAACTACAAGTGCATCTTTGTCCCTGCAAAACACATTTACAAACTCAAACAGCCAATGCTGTCGATACGTTGGGTTAAATGAAAGAATCAGGGAACATTTTTGGTGCTCGTCGCGGATACGTCCGTCAATATCGCGAATGTTATCTCGCGACTCTTCCTCCGAAACCTCTTCATACCATACGTCGGTAAGATTTCCCTTCTCCGGCTTAAACGATTTAATATTCTCAATCTTGTCTACGCCATCAAAATAAATCGAGTTCCCGTTCACAGTATTTCTCAAAATATGATCCGAACGGTTGACATTCCAAAAGGGCGTTAATTTTAATTGTTCAATCGCTGTAAGCATCTGCCCCCAACAAGAATCATAGCAGTCCGTTGATTGCTTACGCAAACAGATCATGTTTCGCCCCGCGATTGTTGTCAACTGCAATATCTTCTTTTGGCATACGAAGACCGATTTCCCCGATCCTTGCCCGCCGTAATACACTTCATACTCATGAATCTCTTGCAGATACGGCAAATATTTCTTGTTAAAGATTTTTGGGTCAATATCAATCGATATATTTTGCGGAAGTTTTGGGTTACGCATACGAATCCTCGCAATCTGTATCCACGGAGTACGGAACTCCGTCAAGCGTTACGCGTATGTTCGTTTGAATATTGGTCTGTTGTTGAACATTATCCTTATACTCTTCTTTTCTTGCCTTTAACGCGAATTTTTTCAGATCAGAGTTCCGAGGGTTCCCAATCGCCTCTTTCCAGACTTCATCTTCCAGATCGTCCGCCTGCATCTCCTTAATCGCCTGCAAACAAATCCCGTAAATACTATCATTCCCGCGCATTTTTGCCCATATCGTCGGGACAATCCGGTCAAGACCCAACTCCGCGCACGCCTCTTGGTTGCTCAACCCCTCTGAAAGTAGCGTTAAATATTTTTTTTGCTCGCCGTTAAGCAAGTCCTCCGGTTCGTCTTGCTTATTCATTTCCAATCGCTTTTTACGGTATTCCGTCATTCCATATCGTATGATTAATGGCTCACCTTCCAGATCATCTTCCCGAATAATAGGCGTAAGGGGAGCCGCAACAAGGCGATTATCCCCTGCGATCTCCCCTTCTTCTTCGATTATCTCTAAATCCAAGAATTCTTCTGTCAAAAGCGCGTCTCCTTATCTGTTTCGCACGCATCTACCGCTCTGCCAAGCCGCACATTCTTCCTTTAAGCAATCATGAAAATGTCTTGTGCGGGTGTATCCGGTATCATTTGCCGTTAGGTGTAATCGATCGGGCGTACCGTCTGAATTTTCTACGTCCATTGCCTGATATCTTGCCGGATGTGGATGTGCCGTTTCAATCGTGTTCCAAATATACGGGCATTTCATAAAAATTCTCCTCCTTCGCCATTATAACATCTTAGCCCTTAAACACAAATACGTCGTGCCATTTGCACGACGTACCTGCCTTGAGAGGTGATGGAGGGAGAGAAGAGTGTGAAGCCTATTTCTTCCCGCCATCATATTACCACCTAAGGACAGGTACGTCAACAAAGGTTATCCGCTTCCTTCCAAAATCTCTCGTATCGCCTGTACCTGCTCCTCTGTAAGAGAATCCATCTTCGACTTTAGCCAAATTGCCATGAGTTTCTTTTGGATACTTGCCCCGCGAAGTGATATCTCTACCTTCTCAATCTCCGCAAACCGCAACAACTGTACCGTTGTTACATCTAAATTATACAGCCGAAGGATCTTGTCGGTAAGTGTAGATGGAACCTTACGCCTGCCGCTCATTACAAAACTAAGAAACCCGGCGGATACCCCCACCTTGTCCGCCATGTCCTTCTGGCTCTCTCTCGCCTGAAATTGTATCTCGCGCAATATCTCCCCGTATTGTGTCATTCCCTCCATGCCTGCCTCCTTCTCCTACTCTTTCTTCGTCCCTTTATTCTTCATCCGCGCAATTAATTCGTACTGCTCTTTCGTTATCTCAATCTCCTCGCCCGTCCGTGCATCCTTATAGTAATACTTCCGCTCTTCCTTCATCTGCTCCCCTCCTTATAATGCCTCAAATTCTTTTCTTGCCTTTTGGATGTTCGCTTCAATTGCCTTCAGAATAATGTCTAAGACCTCTGCGCGTACTGTGCTCGGCACGTGCAAGAAGTCATAACTCCCCACAAAGGTTATAATTAAATCCTCCTGGCGCATCTCGCTTTGTTCCAGTATTTTTGCATGTTCCTCTCTCATGCCTTCCCATTCCGCTATCGCCTTTCTTGCCCCATACGCTTTGTTAAACTTTTCCTCGTTCATTTACTTGCCCTCCACGTTCATGTCCTCTCCCGTCGTCACTAAATGCGCCGTCCGCTTCATCTCCTCAATCTCATACGGGTTCCGCGTCCACGCTATACTCACCGCCTCCCGCGCATCATACGGCACTAGTACCTGTATCGTTACCCCCTCATGTACCTGCACTATCCCTTCCGTGTAATCTTCTACAATAGCCATCGTCCTGTACTCCTGTTACTTGAATTCAACCGTTCCTTTACCCGATAGTATTACTGATTCCCATTCGCTTAAGTTAATCTCAATCTTTCTCTTATTCTTCTCCGAAACGACCTCTAATCGCCTCTCTTTGTCCACTAACTTTTTTTCCGCTCTCTCCATTGCCTCAACCACTTCTTCCGCCTCCTTCTTGTCCGTTATTCGTATGTCATGACCAATGCTCGATGTTGCCATGCCTCTTTCCTCCCTCCGTTATCTAGCCCAAGTATACCGCATTATCCTAGAGAAGTCAAGATGGTTCGGCGAGAAAAATAGCGAGCGGGAAGTATATATAAATTTGGAGGGGGGGGGCATCAGTCCGCCGTAGCCCCCCCGTATATGATGAAGGGCATACAAGTAATCATACAAAAAAGAAAAAAATTAACACCGGCTCAAAAAAATAGCATTACAATCATACAACCATGAGCCGGATCAGGACGATCCGGCGCCTACTTGTGCAACATGCACAATAAAGTTTGTGCAATCTGTCAATTGTAATCGGCTGTGGACGTGCTACGATTGAGGCAGATGAACGAAAGCACAAGCCCTAGCAGGGCAGAAAGGCACAAAATGAAACGCAAAAATAATGTAATTGGTATTGACGGAATGGTTAGGGCAATGCAATTGTACGGGTTTGAACATGATGAAATAATGTCAATGCGGCAAGCAATGGTAACGGGCGATTTTTCAAAAATCCAGTTTGAATCAAATTGACAACTAGTCCGTCGCTTTGAGGGTCTGAGCGGATCACCCTCACCAACCCGCAAGGGTAGAACAAAAACACACAAGCGCGAAAAGCGCGGAAAGGCACAAGATGGTATCATATGAATTTTCGCTATTAGCAACAGGTTGCAAAACGGTCGAAGAATTTACAGATGCTTTTTATGACAAAAAGCCTGTACATTACACAACATCAAACATAAGAAAAGAATATTGCGACAGATGTCAAAATATGGATTGTGAGAACTGTTTCATCCATGATAGCCTTTTCACAATATATGAAGAAAATCCGTTTGCATAGTTCCTACGCCTTGAGGGTCTGAGCGGATCACCCTCACCAGTCCGCAAGGGCAGAACGAAAGCCGATGCTTCAAGCATCAAAGAAAGGAAGGTACACAATGAGTAACTATCATATTGGACGCAGAAGCCCGATGCTATGTCAAACAATCAATCAGTCAGAATCAGACGTGCAGTATCAAATCAGATATCAAGTTGAAGAATCAAAAGCAGAGTCGCATATGTGGCGGCAATACGGAAAGTGAGGGAAAGAAAATGAAGATACATAAAGCAAGGGCGTCCGCATATGACAGCGTTAGTAATGATTCGATTTATCATTATATCCGACAGTATGTCAATAAAATAGCAAGTGACATCGAGCCGGCAGAAGATGGAGCGGGCAACAGTTACAAACAGAAGCGGGAGCAATTCGACAAGGCGAATCGGATACAATTAAAAGCAATTGCGGCAGAACTGGAAACAGTCACCAAGCGGCTGGATTATATGTTATATGGGAGGTATTGATAAAACGTTAACAGCGCATTGTTATGTACCTAAAAGGCGGTTAGAAATAGCCGCTTTTTTGTTTGCATTACTACAAAATTCTATCCATATGGGTTACCATATGGGTTACCATATGGGCGTTCATATGGAAATTGAAAATATATAAAACTAACACTAAATAGATGGTACTAAATAATTAGACAATCCTAGAAAAGAAAACACATCTAATTAATTAGTTTATTTCTACTGATTTAGAATATCTTTTTATTTTCTGAAAATCTATATAATTAGTATAGTCCTACTGATTTAGTTTAATCTACTTATTTAATAGTTTTTCTATCTAGTTAGTATATATATATAAATAGATAGACTGACTATTATTTATCAGATTGACTAATTGTTTAGTTTTTTCTATTTACTATATATAGGCAGAAAACGAACTACAAGGTGTAAAATAGGACTTTCGGGCATATTTTCAATTAGAAATAGGACTTTGAAGCATATAATGCTTTGATAATCAATAGGACTTTAAGTCCTACTTTTGAAAGTTCATAGGACTTTGACGCATATATTGGTTATGGATTGTACAATATGCACAATACCGGGGATAAATATTTGTGCAAAATGTCATGTTTACAGATGCGCATACCATGAGATAATGAGATTACGAACAGAGGCAAGAAAACGAAAGAGAGGCACACAAAATGACAAAGAAGTTAATTGCAAAGACAAGAACGGGAAAAGAGTTTCTGTACTCAAGGCGCAATTGTTTTTTTGCAAGCGCGAACGCTCAAAAGATCGCCGATGCGCTTAACACTCAAAAATACGAGATATCAGACGGCGAAAAATGGCACGTATACGATTATGATTATTCGATGAATTCCTTTTGCTTTCAGAGAATTTACGTATCGCGTAACGGGTCAGTAAGAGCCGCAAGCATCTAATTAGGAACGAAAGAAACGGGAAACGCTCATGCTGTCCTATCGGCGCGACGGGGAGAAAGAGAGACTATCATGTATATTCAAAACAAATATTTTGTCGACAAAGGTTATCCAACGCTTGCTCAGTTCAAAGCATGGTGCAAGAAGTTTCCGAACCCGTTTCAAGAAGGGGAAACCCCGCGCTATTATCAATCAAAAATTGACCCAAAATATTTTATGTCGCTGGAACGGGTCCGCGGCGATGGGTTGTTTGATAAATATGATTTTATCGGGGTTACAATCCGAACCGTGCCGATGTGGACAAACCCTACATATACCGATATCGACAAACTAGAAATTGCAAACAAGTATTTTCCGGGAGTGCTTGAAGCCTATTCTAACGAAGTATACGGCGGATAGACATAATCAAACATCGAATCATATCTGACCTAACGGATTGACGGGGAGAAAGGGATTATCATGGAAAAGAGAACTGTATTAGTATTCGAAAAAATGGGTATGGACATTACCGATAAGGACTATGCCGGAGACATTGGGAATCATCGTGTAAGGGCGCGCTTTGAGGACAACTTTTTACATAATTGGTCATTCGTTCGTTGGTTTATCTTAAATAATACGGGGGTTATGTTTGAGAACATTATTCTAAAAGCATAATCACGAGCCTTACGCCGCCGGACGTATTCCGGCACAAACCCGCAAGGGTAGAACGGAAGCACGAAAAGAAAGAGAGGGGTAAAAAGATGAAAAGATTAACAGAAGCAGAGATCAAAGAACTGAGAGCCGAGGGGATCACGCATTTAGCGACGGTCGTTAAAGGGTGTTATTTTACAGAATATTGGCACGTCGTGAGCCTTGATCGAATCGAAAAAAATAATCGGTATTGGATCCCGTGTCCGATTCGTCAGTTGCCATCCGGCGCCGTATGCCGGGTCGGTGTAACAGAAAAATCGATTGACTGGACAACAACAGTTGCACTTATGCGCGTGTATTATGTCCGGAAGAATGGTGGTAAAATCGTATGGAACAGATGAAACGTTTTTATCTAGTAATCGACACAAGCAACAAAAAGGGCACGAAACGATATGCCTACGTACAGCGGGTAAGCAATAACGTCAACATCTTACACGTTATAAGTGGTGTTGCCAGAGCCAATAGTTTCTATGGGCTTGATCCGTTTTTCGTTGAAATTGCAAGGGGCAAAGCCGACGCCGAGAATACCGCGAAAAGATGGAACGATTCACACAAGGCGCAGGGCGTTTATGCCCTGGATTATATGGAGGGCGAAACATTATGATTCAAACGGCACTTTTAATCCTTGTCATTGTATTTGCGGTCGGTTGTGGCTTGTATTTTATCTACGATATCATAAAGTCGTAACATTATCGTAACGTTAGTGTAACAATAGTACGTTATAATAAACAAAGATGGAGGTTTTTGAAATGAACGCGAAGAAAAAATACTTTTATGATGATTTGGGCGGCAGAGATACGCCGGAGAAATATTTGCTGGAGTATATCCGCGAGGCGTATATCGATTATGCGGAAAGCAGGGAAGCAAAATGAGCAAATACATCATTAAACGGACGCGATACGGAACGATACGACTTGCGTATATGTGCATGGATTGCGGCGCGGTGATCGACCCGGACGAAGAGACGTGTTTTTATGATGAAGAAACGGAAGAACTTCGATGCGCCTTATGTTTCCAAAAGTGGATGAAATACTATGAGCAGGACTGTAAAAGCGCAGTGGAGGAATTACCGGAAAGCGCATTGAGCGAAGTATATGACGATACAGACGTTTAGGAGGAGGATAAAACCATGAAGTGTTCAAATTGCGGGAACAACAAGGGCACAATTGTTCTGAATGATGAAGTGGTATGTCCGAGGTGCTATCTTGACCTCACGGACTATATGCGGAACGAAGCAATCGGAGGCGATGGCGATGGCGTGGACTTTTAACCGAGGTGGGAATAAATTCGGCGCGAAAAAGGTATGGTCAGACGGGATATGCTTCGACAGCAAAGCGGAAGAGCGCAGATATCAGGAACTAAAACTTCTCGAAAGAGCAGGAAAAATCTCGCACCTGTATGTGCATGTCCCTTATCAGATCATCCCGTCCGTCGTGCTTGACGGAAGAAGGCGCCCGGCTACGACTTATATAGCAGACTTTACCTATGAACAGGACGGAGAACAGGTCGTAGAAGACACGAAGGGCGTGAAGACGAAGGACTATATCATCAAGCGAAAGTTGATGAAGCACGTCCACAACATTGAAGTAAAGGAGGTATACTAATGTCAGATAACGAAACCGTTAAGAACGAGATCATCCGAGTAGAGCAGTTGCCGATTATTAGAGAGAAACTGTCCGAAGTATCGGCGGCGGCGCAGGAAAAGATTAAGAATGCACTATCTTTGATTGTGTCCGAGGAAACAGTGAAGGTCGTTAAAGCGGTTCGCGCCGACTTAAACAAAGAGTTTGCCGACCTAGAGGCACAGCGCAAGGCGGTCAAGAACGCGATCCTTGCCCCCTACGAGGAGTTCGAGACGATATATCGAGAGTTGATATCAAATCACTTCGCGGCGGCGGATACGGCGCTTAAGGGGCGCATAGCGGAGGTTGAGGACGCGCTTGTAACAGAAAAGGAAACGGACGCGCGGGCATACTTTGATGAATTGAAGGCGCGAGAGAACTTGGACTGGATAAACTTCGAAGATGTTCCGGTTAAAGTCAACCTCTCTTCGTCCATTAAGTCGATTCGGGATGCGTGCGATACCTATATCAAGGGCATCGTTCAAGGCATCTCCCTGATTCGCGAAACGAATGCAGACCTTGCCCCGGAAATGCTTGTCGAATACAAGAAGGTCAGAAATCCATTAAATGCGATTCGGAATGTAATGGATCGTAAAAAGGAACTGGAACAGGTCACGGCAAGCGAACAGGTCAGAACAGTACAGCAAGACCAAGAACGCGAACGTCAAGCGCAGATGATGGAGTTTCTGCCCCCGGCGCAAGCACAGATTGTTCAGAGCGAGAAAGCGCCGGAGAAGATTTATACGTCGGCATTCAAGGCAAGGGGAACAAAAGAACAGTTGCAACGGTTAGCGGCGTTTATGCGGGCATCCGGCATTACCTTTGAAACAATCAAGCCGGAAGCAAAGCCAACGCCAGAACCAAAGAAGGAAGAAGCAGAAGAGACGGGAGCGCAGGCGAAGGGATGCTCGGAGGTGGTATTCGTACAATTCAAAAAAGAAGATGGCACATACGGCGGCAGGAAATATTCCTATCTTGTGCCGCAAGAGTATGCACAAAGCGTTGGGGAAGGGATGGAGGTACTTCTCCCCGAAAAGAACGGAGAGAGTCCTAAGGCGGTCGTGGTGGGCGTAGGAACGATTGATGACGTGCCGGAAGAAATTCAGAGCAAACTAAAAGCAATTAAAGGAGTGATTTAATCATGGAAACGAAAAAGTACATATTCAGAGGAGACCGTTCAGGCGTGTTTTATGGCGAGATTGCCGAGCGTAACGGTCAAGAGGTCACAATCAAGAATTGTCGTAGGCTGTGGTACTGGAACGGCGCGGCGAGCCTTTCGGAACTGGCGTTGACCGGAACAAAAAAACCGAACGAATGCAAATTCACCGTAACCGTGCCGACGCTACAGATATTGGATGGTATCGAAATTATTCCGGTATCCGAAGCGGCACAAGCGTCTATTGAGGGGGTATCGGTATGGACGGCGTAGCGGTTGCGGCTTTTTCGTCAAAGGGCTCCGGCGACGGCTCCGGCTCCGGCTCCGGCTCCGGCTCCGGCT